GTGCTTGAGCCATTGGACGGTGCTGATGAGTGCGTCGTCTAGCGTGTCGAGCGTGTAGTCCCGGCGCAGTGTGATGCGCTCTAAGAGGGTGAGGTTAGGGTCTTCTTGGCGACGTAGTGTCCAGTGCTCCCAGCGAATGGCTTGGCGTTCGCATGCGTTGTTAACGATGTGGTCTAGCTTGTTGTTCATGTTCATTGTCATTGTTTGTTACGGTTCATGTAACGCCTTCGTTTTGCGCTACTCCTCCTCCTAGCATGATAGTGGACACGACTTGAAAACTTCTAAGCATCCTCCCCCCTTACGGAACATTTAGAGACCGGGGCTTTCCTGTCGAATGACACTTGTTTAGGGCGCCCCCGGCGACCGCCAAGTGTGCTTCGGCTGGAAAACCGGTAGCGTTAAGAATGTGACTTTGGGGAGGATGCGTGGAGTTTTCATACGGAGGGGCCACGGCCATGGAAAGAGGTCGCGCAGCGAATACTAACTCTACCAGAATGAAATAATGGGGACACTAGGCCTACGGACTAGTGTATGGGACCCATTATTTTCCATTTGGTTGAGTTCGGATGTCGAGCTGGCAGGGCGGAGGTTGATGATGATAGCAGGTTGGCGGTGACCGCCCGAAGCGAGTTCCCTCTTGTAATGTCATGCTAGGATGCAGAGGGACTTCAGACGAGCCGTCTCGGCGAGATTGAACTTGGACAAAAACCCGGAAAAATCCACCTGCCTTTTGTGGATTTTTCGTGACTACCCGGCGCAGGGAGTAGCAGCAAACTACTAGAGAATAATGGGGTTCGCCTTTAGGCGAACAACGGACCCATTATTCGCGAACTACCCTGAGCGAGCCCTCGCCGGGACGGCGCACAAAAGCCCGGAGGGTTTTGTGTAGGGGACCTCCGACCCTGCGTCCTTGTGGCTAGCAATAGGTGGGCCATTGGGAGAGGCAGTTATTTCGCTAATGGACGTGGTGTTACCTTGAAGCTGGAGCGCAAAGCGGGGCGCTAGGCCTACGGCCTAGTGCGGGACCCGCTTCCAGTTCTTTGGCCCACCTGTTGTGACGCCACTAGGAAGCGCTGGGGAGTGCGGGCGCTGTGGTGGGCGGTGTTAGCTGACTGGTTGATGGCTGTTGCGTTTGGTTAGGTGTGTTGCTCGGGGTCGATAGGTCTTGGGTGTACTAGTGCGTGTTGCGAAAAAACGCCTACATAAATCAAGACGCGCAAACCACCCTGAGGTCCCGAAAGCCGTCCACATGTGAGCGCTCGGTGCTGCCCTGTGCGTCCGCTGGCTGTAGACCCGGAAAATCGACCCGCAATCTTGGGGGTGCATGGGGGGACACGCTCGGTCACGTGATAACGTACCCCTCTCAGATATTTTTGCCTAAACAAAGGACCCTGAGTTCCTTGAGCAAGCCTGTAGCTTTCTCATCTCCCTCTAGGTGTTCAGAGAGCTTATCCAAGGTGCTTTTGATAACAGCCTTTTTGCTGATGGTCTGTATTTGACCCCAGTATTTTGAGACATCAATGACCTTCATTTTGCTTACCTTTGAGCTGTTCTTTCCAGCTAAGAGCTTTTAGTCCCTTTTTCCTGAGCCAGTCGTCGCACGCTTTGTTGACCGAAGAGGAGAGCCCGCGTAGGTAGTCGGGTTTCCTGCTATTTCGGTCTCGTCCTTTGTCGTATTTGCCTCTTTTAGCACCCATTGGTTTCGCTGGAAGCGTTGCCCCTCAGCCCTCGTTGAGAGGGCCAAGGGACTTTGCGTTACACACAACACACAACACGCAACAAAACGTATGTAGAACCTGTCTACGGACAAGCTCAAAAGTCTTTTTTGGCTACCCTGCGTCTCCTTTGTCTGGAGCGCACTTGGCGTCTGAAGCGTCTTTTCATTTTATGTTTGACAAGGGGCACTCAGGGTTACACTATGAGTGCGCTGTTGGTGGGCTTATAAGTGCTAATAACCACTTACAAACCACATTCCACATCCATTATAGGTGGATTGTTATTATTGTCCGTAGGACAGCTCTAAGTGTCCTTAGAGGGTCCCTTAGGCGTTCATATATGCCGTCTCTACAATCTCCACACCCGTATAATGGCGGGAGCTGCTAGGCTCTCAACAGCAGTTACGACCTGTTCTTCTATTTTTTCGGACAGGACTCTGCTTGTGTTGAACGATATTCCAGCCAAGTCTAGGGCACAATGGATCACTTCGTGAACTAGCGTAGCTCTGAATAACTGGCGGTCTCTGAGGACGCTAACGTGTATGTTGATACACCGTAATTCCGGGTCATATTCCGCTAGGCGACCCGGCATTTCTTCTTTGACGTGAACTGGTATGCGTATTCCGGCTACATTAAGGAACTTTGGGGGTTCTATGGTAGGCATGGCTTTACATCCAAGAAGTGGCCTTTTTCTTTTTACCGAAATAGGACTCTTCAAATTGTCTTAGTTGTTGGTCTATTTGGTCAACTTTACGCTCTCGGATGCGCTTATCAGCGTCCTGAGCCATCTGTTCGGTCCAGTATGCGACTGCCATACTGAGTGCGTCTAGGCGGTCATCGTGTGTAATGGCCCCTCTTTGGCTTGTGAGCCGGGACATTTGGTAGATTAGCTGGTATTTCAGCTGTGACTCTAGGGGGTATTTCTGAGCGCTTTCATAGTCATGTTGTATGACTTTTGGGTCAACCACCAGCCTGTGCTGGTTCATAACTGGCTCTAAAGTGTCTATGATGCGTTTCTCTTTCTGGATGTTGTGTCTGACTTCTTCGATGGTGCATGGGTGTATTTTGGTCAAGATGGGCTTGAAAAGCTCCACAAACATACCATCCCCGAAGTTACTTTCGACCACTATTGCGTTCACCTTTTGTTGTTTGGCTTTGACGCTTAGTGCCTTAAGGACATCGTCGCTATATCCTCCTTGGATTCCCCCGGCATCAACAACATACAGATACCCATTCAGCATCTTAACAATGGCGTATCCGGTCTCGTCCTTACCCCGTCCTGAGGGGTCAATGGACATCACAGAGCCTGTGTATGGGATGTAGGAGCCTATTGTTTCCATAGGGCGGTAGAAACGGTCCCCTGAGAGCCCCACATTGGGCACAGAGGAGTCCCACTCCAGTTTAGGGTCTCTGGCCCACACAAGCTTCTCAGGAGCCACCTCGGGGTCCACAGACATCACTATGAGGTCGCTAGTCTTCAGCGGGAACCTGTCGATGTCGCTCAGCCGGGTATCCAGCATGAACTGCATGGCAAACCCGGTGCGTCCGTAGGAGGCTTCTCGCTCCGCTAGGTCGATGTCAGAGAACCTGAGAGGCTCTGTAGAGGCCCCTTCGGTGTCTTCTGAGATGCATATCTCGCTTACAGCCCCGTCATACCCGGTCTGATTAGCCTTCTCCGTTATGTATTTAGCTGGCCAGATGCGCTTTCGATACCCCCGCTCAGTGAGCTTGTTGTATATGGTGTCCTCGCACTGTGGTGTTCCAAGGAACAATACTTTTGAGTCTTCATCAGGCTTGATGATTGCGTCGAACTCCTTGACCTGCTCGCCAAGCTTGTCGCGCATCCCTTGGGTGGCGCTGTTGCTGACAACCTCAATATCGTCAGCGACAATGATATCTGCGCGGGAACCCGTCAGTTGTGACGTGATTCCCAAGGATTTGACGGAGGGGGCGTGGGAGGCGGGCGCAGGTCCGACATCGAAGGAGATTTTTGAGAATCGCTGTTTGTCGTTTGGTCGGAGATGAGCGAGAAGAGGGAGTTCATGGATGAGTCTAAGTGTAAAAGTGCTGAAATCATCTGCTCTTGTTTTTGACGCAGAGACAACAAGGATGTTTTTACTTGGGTCGAGGAGGAGTTGGTGGACAACGTATGCAGAACATATCCAACTCTTACCGACTCCCCTAAAGCCTTCGATAATAACCCGTCTATCTCCTCTTTGCATGTAGTCAGCGATTTCATATTGGATATCTGTTGGGTCTGGTAGGTTAAGCTCCTTCCAGACGATGTAAAGGAAGTTGCGAAAGTCTTTGAGTTTTTCAGGGACTTCCATGTTGTTACACTTTGCGGCTGCGGTTCTTCGATTTACTCATTATGGCAAGATTGCTTTTCCTGTTGTCTCTTGCGTTCCCGTTCTTGTGATGAACGTCCCTGCCGTCGCCCTTGCTGGCTCTCTTAGCCTTAATCATCATGCGCCTAGCTTTGTTGCGCCCAGCCCTGCGCTTCTTTTGGCGCGGCTTCTTGTGGTAAGAGTCGTATTCCTGTCTGTAGTTCCTAGCCATTCGCTGCTTCGTCAAAGGGTAATATCTTAACAAGGTCCTCCATAGGGTTGTCCTTGGAGAGACCTGCGTGAATGCCATTGTCCTTCAAAAGCTGCCTAGCGGCATTGAGGTCGCTAGGAGCTGCTTCACCTGACTCAATACGCGAGATAAACTCGCCAATGAGAAGGGACTGAAGGTCTTTGAGCCTTTCTTCTTGGGTTTCTACTTGTTTCTCCATTCCTTATAAGTCTTTAGGATTAAATAACAAAGAGTAGTCACGCCTACCGCAATGCCTACCATCGAGTTTATTTCTGTCAAAGTGAACGTACCTAGCATACCTACTATACCAACCGCAGCGGGGACGTGTGTAGAATCCATGATTATCCGATGGCTTTGATTCCGATTAGTGGGCGATTGAAAACGTCCCCACTACTCCCGTCATGGTAAGCGGTCCCATGTAGATGAGCGTTGTAAGTACCGCTATACCGTCTAGCTAGAACCCTTATGACAAGTCCGCTGCTCCAATCAGAGAACGCATCGTGCCTTCCTGTTGCAGCGTTTGCCGTGTCTCCGATAACAAAGGGCCACTCAATGGTTACGCGCCCGTAGTCCATAATATCGTTCAGCATCACAGTGCATCTAGAGTCATCAACATCAACGCTTCCCAATTCTATTTTATAATGCAAGCCGCCGTGTTCCCCTGCGTGCATCCCGAACACAAACTTATAAATAATAAGCTTTGTTCCGGTAGGCGGTGTGTAGTTAATCGAAGACCCTGAAATTTCGGCATAAGTGTTAGTTAAACTAACTGCCGCTGTGACCGCTGTGGGTGTGTAAGTGCCGCTCTTTGCGACATACCCAATCCCGTCACAAGGAAGAAGAAACTCTTCAATAACTTGTCCGGGGGCGTAGTCAACCGTTCTCCCTGTGCCTCCATTGGCTACCGGAAGAGTCCCGGTAACATTAGACGCAAGGTTACAATAAGTAGTGTTAGCGGACCCCGTGCCCCCGTTCGCTGTTGGTAGCTGCCCTGACATTCCAGAGCCAAGGGTTAGTGCGCCCTTTAGGGCCGTCACCATAGTTTCAGTAGTCACAGTAGATGTCGGTATAGTCAGCGTCTTACCGCTTAGGTCCAAGGTGCTCGCCAGCTTTGAGTCTATAATGGCCCCGTCAGTTATAGTTTCTGACGTTTGCATTGTAACACCACCGCTACCGGGTGCGTCTTCTGCCGCCTCTTGTGCTGCAAATAGCCCTTGCCTGTATGCGGAGTCCAAGTCCGCTTCGCTAAGCCTAGAGCCGTTCTGAAAATCCACCAAGGCTTCTAGAGATGAAGACCTGAAGATTCTAAGGACATCCGTAGCTACAGAGCTTGCTGTGGCGCTAGGGGTAGCGGAAAGCGTGACCTTTTTGGTCGTCGTGTCCACGTCGCTAACCGTAAGCGAAGTCCAAGTAGTTCCTGCTGCTGCTCGCACCTGAACCTTGATGTCGTCTGTATTTAGATACTCAAAGGTAAACGGACCAAACACGGTTCCGGTGTGTCCGTTTTCTCCTGAGCCTGAGCCCAGCGTTATTTCTGTATATGATAAAGCCATTTGCTTGTTTGGTTAAGGTGTCTATTTATAGGGGTTAGATTGAAGCATCCTGATGTAGTCCGCTTTTAGCTCAGGAAAATCTTTGAGTATTTCTCGTTTTGCTCGACTCCTAAACGAGTCAATCACATCCGTAATAGCTCTGTTTCTAGGATGGTTTGGTCCTAGATTGTTGTCGGTAATGTCAGGAAGACTTTGATACCTCCCAGACTCGATGAGCATACGAAGAGCTTTCCTCAAAGAAGGTCCCCCATCCATTCCAGAAGCAGTCATCTCTTGCATACGGTCAAACGCTGTGTTTCCAGCTCCGTCAAAGTAATCACGTAAGTTTATCTTTTCATCTCCAGCTGTAAGCATAGGAGACATTGTAGCCCTTCCTTGTTGAAGAGCTTCCAATTCTACGTCAACACTGTCGAACGATACATCACTAGAAAAGAAGGGCCATAGACCTTTGAGACCTCCTAAGTTCTGCTTACGCCTAACTTCTCCAAGGAAGTTCCTTTGAGGCATGGGCCTAGCCGTAGTCAAAAGAGTCTCACCTACGTTAGGTCTTAAAGGCCCCATCTTTTGCATGAACTTGTCCAGAAGCTTTCTAGATTCAAGGATGGCGGGTTCTTCTTCAAATACGTTCTGAGATACATTAAGGGCATTAGGTACAAAGCCTCCAATAATGTTCCCTCCTAATTGAGGCCCAGCTTGTGTGGGGCGTCTAAGGAGGTCAAAGAATGACGAAAGGTTCTCTACATAAGATTTCTTGGTAAGGTTATCCGCCATTGAGGTGGCAATAACCCCTACAACCTTTTTAATCACGGATGCGTTCTCTTCAATGTCGTCCTCATCACCAAAGATTCCTCGTTCTTTAAGCCGAGCGCGGTCGAACCCGTGAACAATATCAACAAAGATACCAAGCATAGTAGCAAAGGGGTCCATGCGTTGGTAACTGTGCCATTTGTCTCCGATTTTAATCGAATAAGGCTGCTTACCCGCAATTTTCCACGCTTCTCTGTCAGGACCTCCTTGCGGAGAAGAACCAGTAATATTGTCTTTGATTGCCTCTACAAACATGAAGACACCACCCACAGCCATTCCAGCTGTCGAGAGTCTACCTAAATATTCAGCGGCATCTACAGAGTTACCTCTGCGAATTACGTCGTGATACTTACGAGCCAAAGCGTCTGCTTGTGGAGTTTCTACTCCCATCTTTTCGTAGACCTCCCTCATAGAGGATAACTCCACATCTGTAGGTCCCCCTTTTTTCCGATTAAGCTGCCCAGCAATGGCCGCTTTTCTGATTGTTCCGGGCTTACCTATAGGAACTGTATGAGACAGAGCGTAAGTAAGAATGTTTGCAGGAGTTCTGACAAACGGGATAACAAAGGTCAACCAAGGGCTAAAGGTTGCTAGCTTACTCAAATTCTTGGTAAGAGCATTACGTGGGTTATTAGTAAACGTCTGGACAAGAGCCCAGTCTGTTCCTGTCTCCACTAGAGCTTTCCTGCTATAGAAGTCCTGTTGGCTATAGGATTTACCCTCTGGACCTTCTAGGACGATTTCATTCTCCCTGAAGTGGCGGTCCATGTATTTCCTGACGTGCTGGCTTCTAGCTTTACCTACCAACCCCATTTTTTCCGCTTGTTGAGAGGCTTCTTTATAAATGTTCGCTTCGTTTCTGAAGCGCCCATCTTTAGTAATCAGGCCCTCAAACCCTTCCTCTACATACTCAGCTATTTTTCTAGGGTCAGTAATCCCTTTGTCATAAGCCTCCATACCAAGGAGAGTCTTTGTCCTTGCCCTAAAGTTCCACTGTTTGAAGAACTCATCACCAGCAAGCATGATTTTTTGTGGGTGCCTGATAACAGCTCCTAAAAAGTCAATAGAGTCTGCCCATCCGTTGTTCTCTAAAGTCACATTCCCATCTTCGTCAGTCACCTTTCGCTTCTTAGGCACTCCGAACTTTTGAGATGTAAAGTGTCCACTAAGGTCAACTCTATTGTCATGGTAGGCGGTATGCCCTGAGATTGACCTAGATTCTCCGGTCTTAAGAGATATCTTGGCGAACTTAAGCGCTTCAACAAAATTCTGGATGTCGAACATCGCGCTAAAGTTAGCTTTAAGTAGCTCTTTGTTCCCGGTGAGTAGCGCTCCAGTAGTGAGCTTAAAGTGACCTAGAGCCATGACCATCAAGTTACTCGTAAGGTTCACGGTCCACGTTACCGGAGAACCAAGCAGGGCGTTCAGATACCACTCTTGTGTCATCCCCATCAGGTTTCTTTCTGACGGAAGAAGCTTGGACAAAGCTGTAGCTCTTTCTACAGGGTCGTCGTGAGCAAGAGCTTTACGAATGCTCTTCATTACAGCCTTTTCGCTTCTTCCCCCTCTGAACCCTTGGTGAAGGGCGTCTGTAGCGTCTATGTCCGCTTTCAGCGCAAATTCCGAAGGGGTGTCAAAGCCTATCCTTCTAACGGGAGTAGGACGGAAGCTGCCTGTGTAGGTGTCTCCGTGGAACATCAAATACCTATGAGACATTCCCATAGAGTATTCTGTGCCAAACCTAGAGAGCATCTTATGGACATTCAGGTGGTAGTCCATTGCGCTGTATAGCTCCGCTCTGGCTTTCGCTACTGGCTCAAGCCCTTTAGCGGTGCTCTCGTCTACCGCTTTTTGGAAAGCGTGAAACTTTTCCTCTACGTGCCGCCCTGCGTCAAGAAACCCGTCAAACAAAGCAGTCTGGTCCGCACGGAACATAGCCAATTCATCTGCTCGTCCCTCAAAGTATTCTAGGTTGAGCTTCCTTGGCTCAGAGCCCGTCACGCTAGACATCAAGTCAGCGGCTTCTTGTGCAAGCTTAGACTGTGCCTTGTAGTGGTCTAGTTTTACTCGCTCAGAAGCACTGGGTGAGGGTGCGTCTGTTCTTATTTTTCTTAATACCTCGGAAGCTACCGCCATGTATTGAGCCATTAAGTCTGCTTGGTCCCCTGCGGCTCTCGCTCCGCTATAAACGGCTCTGGGGTTTTTCGGGTCCCATCCACCACTCTTCTTAAGCGTATCTTCTGCCGCTTCTCTCAGCACCGTAATTTGGTCCTCTGTTATTTTCCCTTTAAGGATATCCAGAGCAAACCTCCGCTTAGTAGCGGTATCCATAAACGAAGGTAAGACATTCTTACTCTTCAAGAAATTATCTAACTCATCTTCGTTCCACTTATGCGGTTCCAAGGACGCTTCGTCCCTGCTCGGGGGTGCTTCTTTAGGGGCAGCGCTTTCTAAAGCTTCTTCGCCTTCTTTTGGCACCCTTACGCTTTTTATTTCCCATTTACCCGTATTGCCATCCATAGTTGATTCTATATGGATGTCTCGCTTACCTTTAATATCTGGGCCTATTACCCCCAGCTTTTCGAGTTTAGTAATGACGTCCAGTGCGTCTTTAATTCCTAGCCCGAACTCGCGTTGAAGGGCTGTTGCGGTAGCGTTTTGCGTTCCTCCAATCCAAGCAGCGTATTGTGTCAACTCAGAAGGAATAGATACATCTTCACCTTCTTTTGCTATCGGCGCGGCCTCTGGTTCTTCTCGCGTCTTTCTCTCAAGACGAGGGGGCTCATCACCCGGCAGAGTCTGACGCTGGGTTGGTCTAAAGACACGCTCACCAGAAGGTAAAGTAACAACCGTGCCCCCATCTCCTCCTTCCTCCCTTGGCTTCTGCCACCAGAACTCCGGTGAAGGCTCAAGGCCCTCTGCTCCCTCCATCTCTCTTGCGCGTTCTTGTGCTTCTTTAAACTTAGAAAACGTAAGACCTTTTTCTACGTCAGGACCTCTGGATGCTGAGGCAGCTTGATATGCAGCCTCATCTTTCGCTTGTTGAGCTTCTAGTTCTTCTCGCTTTTTACCTCTTCGATACAGATTACCGAGATGCGCCCACAAATCGTCTGCGGTAGCGGTTTGTCCGTCTTTTCCCGGTATTAGACCCGCTCCTCCCATTTCCTTTGCTATTTCATCAGGAACCCGCCCCGTTGGTCCAAAAATCCTTCTATGAATCTTGTTAATTGCGCCCCCTCCACCAAACATTCCCTCTTCAAACCCTTCATACATATCAGGGTGCTTTTTCCTTCCTTTTTTGGGGTGCATGATTCCCCCGCCAGATATTATATACCATTCTTCCGTGTCCTTAAACGGAACATGTGCGTCTATTTCGTCGGGTCGCCTCGATAGCACCTCCGCTAAAGACATCATCTCCCTGTCCGCTGCCGCAATCTCCTCCATGCTTCTGACGCGAGCTAGGCCAAGTCTTTCCAATTCTTCTTTAAGAACAGGAACAACCCTACCCTCGTCGGTAGGCAGGAAGGCGTAATCATCCGGGTCTTTCTTGTGAGTGTTGATGACACCACTACGCGCTGTCCTTTCGTTTGCGTAAGAAGAGCCCTTCTTGGGACGCAAGAAAGTCTCTCCTCTTTTTTGCCAAGGCTGAAAAGGTGAAGACTGCTCTGCGGCTTTTACTTTAACAGCTTCTGGAATCCCTGCGTTCTGGGCCTCAGTAGAGAGACGAAACTGAGCTTGAATCAAAGCTTTAGCTTCGTTTGGGTCGATGGGGTTGCGCTCAATAGCTTCTTGAAGGTCCGCAGCGGGGTCAGGGTCTTCTCCTCTGGCTGCTCTTTCTTGAGCGCTCTTTGCGGCATCGGGGTGCCTTTTCAGTAGCTTAAACAACCCCTTACCTGCCGCCACTCCTCCAACAACAGCAGAACCAACAAAGAACCCTTCAATCATGTTCTTAATTCTGCCTTCAATTTCTGAGTGCCGTTCTTCGGGCTCATTAGGGTCGTGAGCAAGCCACTTGATAATTTCAGGCGAGTCCTCGCCGCCCATCTTGGTTAACAAATTAGAAAGACGAAATTCCTGCCCTTTAAAAGCCATGAGGTCTGAAACAGCACCCACAGCTGACATTTCGGCAAACTGACGGCTTTTCTTTTTGACGCTTTTGAGAAGCTTAAGCTCCTTAGCTGAGAAGTTCTTTTTTCCCTTTACGGTATTATTAGCAATTACACGGGCGGCTTGCCCCGCTGTGCTTTTACCTCCTTTAGCGGCCTTAGCAGCCTTAGCAGCTAGCGTAGCGGCCTTGTGCGCTTTAGCAGCTCCCAGAGCTTGCATACCGGGAACGAAGAAAGTCGCAAACTGAAGAAATCCTTCAACTAAACCACCCGGAAGAGTAGTGCTTTTATCGAACCAGTTCTCTCCCCAACCTCCATGCCCACGGTCCCAGTCAGCGAGTAAGTCGTCTCCGGTAGCCCAATCCGCAAGGTCGTAGGCGCTTTCAGCTAGACCGCCTAGAGCGGCTAAAGGGGAACGAGCAATGTCTCCAAGATAGTCTCCTACATTCTTTTTCTCCTTTTGCCCTCTAGTGCCGAGGTCTTCATGCCACTCTTGCTCTTCCACGCCCTCCGTAGGAGTTTCTTCTCCTAGCATAGGGCTATTATCGGAATCCAAAGGAGAGCCTCCTTCAGAAGTTCCTCTACCTAAAGAACTAGGTTCTGTGGTAGCCTTGCCTAGAGTGTTTAGCGTCTTACCTATATTCATGTCTTAAAATTCTATTTTCTTCTGAGAGCCCCGATTTTAAGCATCGCTTTGTATTCGGGTCTTTGCATTTGAGATTCGTGAAAAGAGTCCCAGTCCCCTTCTCCCTTTTCGTTCTTAAACCCGAACATAAGCGCTATGTCAGATAGTTGCTCATCAGAAGCTCCAAGTTTAGTCTTAACCTGCTCCTTAGAAAGCTGGGTGTAGCGTATTGAGTCTTTGGCGTTCTTGCTTTTTGATTCGTCGGTATAAACAAGTCCTTCAAATAAAGGCTGGTGCATTTCAATAAAGCCGTGCGACAAAGTAACATGTGGTTTTGTAGTCGTATTATGCTCTCGCATAGCGAGCTTAAAAGCTACACTGGGCTCACCGAGCACAAGACTCTCAGCTGTCGCAATCGTGTGCCTTCGGTTTTTTCTTTCTAGCGCTGTTAAATTAGCGCTATTAACCGCATCTTTTCTTACCATGCTAAGTATAGTAGGCGCATCTACGACATTACTGTAGAGTCTAGTTGTCTTAGTTTGTAAATCTGTAAAGAAAGGCGCTAAGCGTGCTATTTCTCCGGTTTGATAGTCTTCCATAGTAATCATTCCTGCTTCCCCTTTTCTCCCTTTACTCCAAGTCCAATTAGTGAATGGAACGCCCCAACTAAACACCCCCGGTTTAAATTTGCCCTCGTTTAGTATCGTAAGTCTTTTTTGAAGCACCGCGCCGAGTTCTTGAAAGGGCGCTCCTAGCAAGTCACCATGCGCTTTTAAATCTGCTCTTTGCCAAGGAGATGGGGATAAATAATTTTTAACTCCTGCCTTAAGATGCCTGTGGTAAGATGTAGTTTCCGCTAGGTAATTTTTAATTGACTGTATTTGAGCAGCAGGAGTGGCTTTATTAGCTTCAGCACTAGCAGCAGAAGCGATATACCTAGTTTCTAAGTATTCGTCAGCTTTAGTAGTGTCAATAGACATTGTAAGCATTTTAGGGTCCGTTTCGGGAGCAGCTGACTCAAGCTTTATCGGGCCTTCCCAATATAGTTCTTCTATTCGCCCTCCTCCCAGTTGGAGCATAGCTGGCTGAACCTCCCTACGCTCTCTTCGTTTCCCAATTTTAGTTCCTCTTTGTCTCCGTAGGCTTATTTCTTCATCGGACATTGGCCCAGCATAATCAGGGACCTCCTCGTCTGGTTTTCCGTCTCCGTCAGTGTCTACAACTAGAACCTGTTCCTTTTTACCAAGTCGATGCCTTAACAGCGCGCTTGCAGCTGCTCTGTCTTCGTTGACTCCTTGTATGAAAGATTCCCTCAACTCTTCAAACCCGCGAAGCTCTTTCCTTCTATCCTCATCTTCTTTTACGCGCCTCTTTAGAAAATCATGGTATACATTAGGAGTAGACTTCCAAAGCTCTTCCATTGCGTCTCTCAAAGCATTGTCAATCTCATCCGAGGTCACCGCTCTTCCTTCCGCTCGCGCTTCTTTTCTGAGTCTTGTTATGGTTTCGGTAGCTAGCTTGTTTTCTTCTTTATTCAACGTCTCTACAACTTCAGACAGCTCCCCCATTGCGTTTCCTGAAAGCCGGGTAACGCTATTTCTGTCCCCATCTGCGCCTTCTTGGTTTAAGAACAAAATACGATTAGCTAGAGCGTATTCGGGAGTATTGGGGTCTAGGTCTTCAAGTAGTCCTCTCAAAGAAACAGCCATCTCGGTATCTTTGGCTCTATTTCTCCACCATGATTGGTTTTTAGCAGAATATAGCTCGTCTTTTCTTTGAGCTTCGTCGTGATTAGCTACAGAGCCCATAAGCGCATCTGCTTCTACCGCTGCTTCAGCATTAGAAAGCTGTTTAAAGCTAGCCAAGTATTCTTCTAGTTCTGGGCTATCTTTTAAATGTTCAGGCATAGAAGAGCGAATAGTCTCTGCTAGCTCTTCCGAAGAAGGGACCCCCTCTCCGGTAAAAGCTCCTGCTACGCTGTTTCTAAACGAGGACGCTGCGTCTTCTCCTGTGGGCATTGTAAGCGCTAAAGAGATAGCGTCTCTATTGATTCGCATAGACGCCTCGCGAGCTGTGGCTTTTCTAGACTCATCCTCTCTTACCGCGACCAAAGCTCGGTCTAGGCTGGTTATGATGTCACGTCCTACCCGATGCTCGCTTGCCTTTTCTCCGTCCCAAGTAAGCTTATCCAACATGTCCGGCACGTTAACCAATGCTCTTAGAATCCCCGGTTCTTTTTCTGCAACAGCTTCAGCCACTAAGTTGTTCAGTGTCTTCATTTGCCTACCCTGCGGTTTGACGATTAAGTTTTTAAAGGCAACGCTATTAGTTATGTCCGCAGCCTCTTCATCTCCTGTAAACTTTTCGACTGCCTGAAGGGCGATACTAATACCCATTCTTACTTGAGCACTAGTAGGACTATTGGTGCCGATTCCCTCAGGGTCTAGTGGAGGGTCTTCGGTTTCTATTTGAGGGTTAAGAAGAGAGTCAACAACAGTGGGTAGGTCAACGCCGTGCTTTTTTAGCTCCCGTGTAACCGCGCTTTGTTGTTTTGGGTTAAGGTCTCCAAGAGCTTTTATAAGTCCTTCTGTTTCTTCTCCACTAGCGGGTGCTTCTATGTGCGTGGTGTCGATGTCTTCAGGTAAAAATCCAAACTCACTAATGTCAGCGGTTTCTGTGTTATTTAAGTCTCTAGCTGTGTTTTCAGAGTCCTTTTCTTCAGCCGCCGTCATTATAGACTCAGCGTGCTTTTCCAGAACTTCTAGATTGAATTGCTGAGTAGACTCCAAAAGACCTCTAGCGACACTTGAACTAGGGTTGATTTTCTTTTCTTCCAGCCACTCCTCAGCCCACCCTCTTATCATCTCTTTGATGTCTTCTTTATTAGTAGGAAGAGGAATATCAGAATTCTTTATGCTTTCTAGGTGGTCTTTTACTCTCTGGTTTATCTCCGCCTTATAAAGGGGGGAAAGGCGAGCACCAGTAGCTAGGTGTATTCTTTCGTCAGCAAGTAAATCATCTCTAAGGTCTTTGTCCTTGGATACCTCATGCTCAGCTGCTTCTACTCTTTTTCTTTGGCGCTCTTGGAGGTCTTGTAGTTGCGTAGCAAAATTAAACAACCCCTCATCATCTAAGTCCGCAAGGAGCTTGTCTTGATACATATCAAGATTATCAAGAGCGATGCGGTCGTTCTGAAGGTCTTGCTGAATGATGCGCTCATCTACCGCTTTAGTGGCCAAGCCAATAGAAGCGATGCTCTGGTTTACCTGTTTCAGCTTTTCTCCTTCAGAGAACTTTTCAAATTCAAGAGCCTTCCCTCTTTGGGCGATTTCCTCTTTTTTGAACAGGTAATCGTTGTATTGGTTCATCAACCCACTAACTCCCGACAGGGCGCTAGCCATGCGTCCTAAGCTAGTTTCAGAGGCTGGGGTGGTTCCGGGTATTTCTACCCTACCCTGAGCGGAGCCTTCACGCACCGCCCCTCTAAAGGGGCCGAATTGTCTGATGGAAGCTGGGTTTACTTGTACTCTAGCTTCCTGCTGGCTGAGCAGTTTTCTCCATCTTTTTCTTTCTTCAGGACTCATTTATTTAGTTTCTTGGAGGACCGTAATTGGGAATCGCTAGACGAGAGCGGGCGTGACCTGCATTCCGTAGTCTTTGCCCTTCTGTTTGCACTTCAGCAAGGCGCGTAGCGGCTGCTTGTCTACCAGTACTTGCTATAGCGGCTTGTGTTCGCGCAACTTCTGTAGCCCTTCTCGCGGCATACAGGTCGTTTTGGGCGCTAAAGTTAGCTCGCTGAGATTCGTATAGCTGCCCTTGTTGGTAGGCTCCTAGCGAATTACCTAGCGTCTGCATTCCTATACCAAGTAAATCAGGCCCTTCAATAGGAGGATTGAGTCTCCTCCAATCTTGAGTAAACCGCATCGAGGCTCCTTCTTGTGCAAGCCCTAGCGCGGTTACTTGGGCTTTTTCTGACAAAGAAGCCATAACCTTATATTCTAGCACTTCATTCCTGAGGTTATCTAGCGCTATACCTACTGAGCTGCCTTCAACACCGCTTTCAGCTGCCGCTGTGGTTCCTCTGGAAATTTGTTCATCACCTTCTCTTTGCGCTTCGGCTGCTTCTAAAGCGGCTGAAATATTAGCCTCATCTTGCGCCCTAGCTTGCTCAGTGTTTGTGTGAGCATATTGAGCAGCAAGGTCGTTAGAGGCTTGCTCTTGAGCCGCTGCTTGAGCTTTTGCGGCTCTAGACTGAGCCACTACTTGCGCTACGCCAGAGCCCACAGAAGAGGCTACCGATAAAGCGGTTAGCATAGGTGGTGGAATGCACATATTAAAGTTTGTCTCTTGTTATAGTAAATTTACGGAAAGATTCTCCGTTGATAATTAAAGGGGCGCTGAGCGTTGCTCCGCACCATTCAAGCCACTTAAGGCATATAAAGTTTTCTGCGTGTATGTAGTTTGATACCTGACCATATAATTCAGTTAAGGCCCATACCCATTTACGACAATGCTTAATAAAGTCCTTGGAGTAAGCGTCAACTTCAGGAGAGCCTAGCATCCAAATATAAGGGTCTTTAGGTCTCCCTGCCCCAAAAATAGCCATGACGCTACCGTGCTTGGTGACAACGGTTAGCGTTATGTCATCTTCGGTGAATGCCTTATTCAGAGCGTCTTCAGGTGTGCTTTTGAAACAAGCAACCTCAACCTTATCCATCTCCCTGAGATTCTCCTTAAGCTCTTTTATATGAGCTTCTGTGGTGACTCTTATAGAGTGCCCCTCTGGAGTAGTCTCAACGACGCTATCCATACCTTCTGGAACGCTGATGGACAAAGGATTCAAATTCCGCGCTTTGAAGATTGCAGGGTAGAGCGCTGGAGTTTTCTACCGTGATTTCTGTTTTTTCCGGGTTAGTGAACACAGGGAACCTGAACTCCGCGCTTTCCAAGGGAAGAGTTCCAATAGTAGACGAACCCACTACAACAGAATTATAGGCCACTTCTGATGTGTCTCTTAGATAGGGGGTAACCTTAACAACGAAATGAGCCGTCTTGTTAAAGAACAGCGTTCCGTTGCGAATCATCATTCTACCTGAGTTGGTGGGTGTCTTTCCTTTTTCAGTAGGCTGGGTGAACAGCTGCTCCGAAAAGGTATATTTCATTGTGTAAGGAATCCCTGCGTAAAAAGGTCCAGAGACTCCCGCAGGGAGCGTGTTATTCTTAAACCTAACAACGGTTTTTCCTATATCAGACCCGGTGCCGTCTGCTGTCGTGGTCCCTTGGACAAGTAAGCCGTCCTTGGTATACACTTCTATAGTCTCTGAAGCGTCTAGCTTGTAGTCGAGAACAAGCCTTGGATACCCTAGACTGGTGTCTGCTGTAAGAAACTCTACACGTTGGTCAAGGTGTGTGTTGTAGCCTTCAGGGTCTCTATACTTACTTTCCAGAGGAAGCTTCAAAAGAAGCGTCTGTCCGCTGGGGTCTAGGATGTCAAATAGGTTGTCTCCAAAGGTAGATTCTTCGTCTGTCTTTACTATGTATAAGTCAGAATCAACAAAACCTATACCCCTGATATTACCCCCCATAGTGAACTTACTCCATGAGCTGAGGACCTTCTCCTTATTAGCAAAGAAATACTTATAGATGTAGATGTCATTGCCGTCAGTCATCGCCAAGATTTCATCAGCGCTTGAGGCTGTCATGGCTGTAATGTTCTTGGGAATATACTGAGGAACGTGGGCCGTAACTTCGTTAGCTTCATACACGTCAGTGCTGCCTGATACAGCATACTCGTTAAGTCCTGTGAAGTCTCCCCTTTGGAAAGGAAAATAAATATAAGACCCAACCGTCAAAGGAGGAACGCTACTACTGTAGTCAAACTCTGTAAGGGGGTTAACAGCAACGGTCTTGGGAGTCAGTAAGTCACCGCCTCGTAGTGAGAACTGACCATAATCAGAAAAGAGAATAAGGTTCTCTTGGAAGGCTACAGCCTCCCTTAAGTTAATGACGGAAGAAGAAGCTATATTAACATCAATAGGGTCCCCGTCTAGAAGGGAGACAACCGAAGTCCTGTAGAAGTTGTAACTCTGGATGTCGTTTACGCTATTATAGCTACCAAACTTGACTTCGCTAAGGCTAACG